CAAGCCCTCTATCATCCCGCCGTTTAGTTTTGTTTGGACTGCGATCACGCCACCACCTCACACACACAATCCACATACGCCCGCCGCGCATCCGGCAACACCGATTCGATATTGAACGCAACACCGTCATGCGTGATGCGCTGGCCTGCGTTAACGGCCCTGTGGCGCATGCGAATGGACACCTTGACAATAGACACGTCGGCACCCGATTTAATCGAACTGAGGCCGCTTTGATAGCGAATGTCGGCCCATACGGATGCGGTTGTAAGCCATGATGTTGACGGCTGGCCCAGCTCGTCTACCGTATCGACGCGCGACTGCAAAGCGACCAAGTGGCGAAGTTGGCCGGCGCTCATGAGTACACCTTGTACCGATCCAGTAAGTGATCAGCAAACCCGAGCTTGTGCGTTTGTGCAATGCCTTCCAGCTCACGATTTTCGTACATCGCGCTGATTTGCAGTTTGATCCACGATTTGATCGACTCAGGCACAGCGGCTGCATTGGCATACCCGGCGACGTAACGCACGACCACGGCATTGATCTGATCGCGCGCGGTAGGCCATTCGGCGCCGTAAGCCGGGACAACGTAAGCAAAGCCGTAATCGTCGGCAATGTCGAGCGTATAGGCTGCACCATCCATCGTGGTCAGCACGCCGTCAGCGTCGTAGTATTTCAGGCTGGTGATCGATGCAGCCGGAATGCGCGTCAACTCAAAGGCATCAGGGAAGGCATCAAGCGTGAGTTCCCACGTTTGCGGCATGATGGCGCGGCCCGTCATTTGTTCTGCAACTTCAGTCGCAGCGGTGATCATGGCGGTGATCAGCGTGTCATCGTCGCTTGCCGTGACCCGCAGATGTGCCTTCGCCTCTACCAAACTGACAGCGAGCGCAGTTGCAGCGGTGATGAGTTTGAGTGCCATTTTTAGACGTTAAAAAAGCCCCGAAGGGCTTGTGTTGTTGCGTGCTTCAATCTCATAAGGCGAATCTTTGTAGCCATACCGCAGCAGATACCAGAACACTTTCAGCGTCCACAGCACAGCGCCGTCGCGCTCAATTTGTTCAAGGTGAACCTTTTCATGGGCGAGCAGTTTCGGATCATCGACATGCTCAGGTCTACAATAAATCGTCTTCCACGGCAACGTGACCGCCCAAGCGCCAGTCATGTGCAGAAACCATGCAATCAGGCCGGTAGCTGTTTTCACAGTGTGGCCTGCACCATCTTCAACCCCCGCGCCGTAAAAGCGTCCCAAGGTGTCCACTCGACCTGCGTTGTGACACCATCCACTGTCACAGCGTGCAAGCCTTTGTAAGTAAACAAGCTCTGCGGCAGGTTGCCCTCTAGCCATGCTTCTTCCTCTGCGGACATGATGCCGCTTGAGCAGTAGTGCGTCGGGTTGCCAGTGCCTGTGGGGGATAGCGGGGTGCCGAACATCCCTAATATGCCGCGAAGGTTCTTGGTTTCGTCTGCTGCACCTTGGGCTAGCTTGGCACGGACAGCAACTAGGTTGCCTGCGGGGATGATGTAAATAGTGGTCATACGCCAGCCTTTGCATTTAGATACGCTGTAACGCTGGCTGTTTCGGAGGCTGTCAATGCGCGATTGACAATGATCAGACCGCAATGGTCTGTGTTATCGGTGTACGTTGTGCCGATGGTTTGTGCGGTCAGGATACTCGCGCCGACGCTAGGAACTGCACGACATACTGTGCAATCAGTTCCGAGGCTTGATGCGAATGTGGCAACGAGAGTATCGTCAACAGCATCGTAGTCAATGCGAGTTGGAGATGCTTTTAGGAGTGGTCGCGCTGCGGAGGTAGCTTGTTTACTATGCTGGACGGGGAGTTCTTTGACGGAGATGTTGTCGAATGCGCACTCTGAATTTAAAACAACAGGAAGTCGAATCAAATAAGCTGTTTCGTCGGCGGTAAAAACCAAGGTTGCTTTGACGGGTGTTGCGGAGGTGATTGGCGACTGAAAAAAGGTACTCAAAGCCAGATTGATAATTTGTAGATTTCCGATACCTGCTATGGCGTAAGCTGTTGTGCTAACTGCGTAAGTTTTGCCGATAACGGTAGTTATTTGCTGCACATAAAAGGACTGATTGTCACCAGCATCTCGCCTTGATAGCGCATAGCCGCTAACTATTTTCGGGTATCCTGCGTAGCCAGTTCCGATATTAGTTGGCGTCCAAGAAGTATCGCTATCAAACCCCCCATTCGTCACCAACTCAGCCCCCAGCACCAGTCCCTTGCTCTTATCCAGTATCAACCCCACTGGCTGCTCTACCGCAGTGATTGGTGTAGTGCCTGCGCTGTCTTGGAACATAGTGCTGAAGTCGCTGGGGTCGTACCAGACGCCTTGCTCGCCGGCTGCGAATAGCTGACGGATGCGCTGGGGCAGGGTTAGGCCACTCGGTTTGCGCATGGCTATGCCGATTTGCATCAGACGTACCCTACCAAGTTTGTTGCCGTGGTGCCGGTGACTTTGACGCGCGCCACTTGAAACGGGCCAAGGTAACTGCCTTGTGGTACACCAACGTGCGTTACCGTGTTGCCAGCAGTGTCAATGACAGCAATATCACCGCCCACACCAACGTAGATCATGCGCACCACGTTGGCAAGGTCTGCGGCATCGCTTGGCGTGATGGCGACAAGGCTGATGGCGCCAGAGGTCGGGCCTTTGGCGTGGGAGTTGAATGGGTTGGTGGCTGGCATAGTATTCCTTTGAGTGGGTTGCTCTGAGATATGCCCGATTGCTCAGGCATATGACGCAGCAGTGGTTATGCCGGCGGGTTTGCCGTTGGTGCGGATTGCGGGCCAGACAGTACGGCGACAGCGGCCAACAAAGCCGCCGAAGCATTGGCAACAGGGGTGATGGTCAGGCGCGTGTAGCGCTTGGTGCCCTTGTAGCCCAGCTTGCGGCATTCGTTGTCGTCGTCAAACTGGAATGCGGCCAGAACTTCGGTGCCGATCAGGTCTGCATCGGCCACAGCAGCAGCGCCTGACATGCCGGAGTCGTCGCTTTCTTCCAGCAGCACGGTAAACGTGGCGTCAGCGTCAGCAATGGACCCGGTGGCAATCAGGTAAGTCAGGCCATCGAAGCCCTTGCGGTCTACGATTTCGCCCACTTGGGCGGTGGTGTCGGCAACGGAAACAGGGCTGAGAACCCGTTTCACGTTGATGAGGTTTGCGAGGTCTTTCATGGAGATTCCTTAAAAAGTTGGGTTGGTGTGATGCGCCGCCCACCTAAGCAGGCGGCTCAGCAGATCAGGACGCGGCGATCTTGAACAGCTTCACGGCTTCAAACTTGGCGATACCGCCACCGACGCGGCGACGGGCCAGGAAGCGAACGTGCGGGAACGCGGTAGCAGGGTCGCGCAGAACCGCGATGCCTTTGCGTTCGATCACGTAATACGCCTGTTTGAAATCACCGAAGGCGATGGGGTAAGCGTTGGCACCGATGTCGGCCATGAAGTCGTCGGTGACGACGTTGTAGCCCAGCAGGTTGCCGACCGCGCCAGCCATGAATGCTTCTTTGGTCATGCCCCACAGGTAGTTGCCTTGGCCGTCTTTCAGCTTGCGGATAGAACCAAGCGTGGCATCATTCATGAGGAACGATGCACCCGCGCGGTACTGGCGTTTCAGGCTGTGCACCAGGTCAATCAGGTAGTCTGACGGGGTGGTAGCGGCCCAACTCGAAGCGTGGCCGGAAGCCACGTAACCGACCTTTCCCCAGGCATAGGACGCATTGGCGACGGTCTCGTAGTCGGTCAGACCACGGGGGCCGTTGATGCCGTTGCCGGAAATGAAGTCGGTTCCTTCCATTTCGGCAAACTCGATGCCCATTTCCATTTCAAGGTCTGATCCGACGTTTTGCGTGGCGTCTTCCAGGGCTTCGCTGGTGATTCGCTGCTCGGACACGTAAGTGCCCGGTTTGAATTCCAATTCAACCCAGCCCGGCGAGGTGCCGTTGCTTGGTGTGGTGTTTTCACCGCCGCGCGTTGCACCGGAAGTGCCGGAGGTCTTCACCAGCTTTTTGTAGCTGGCCGAACCGATGGGCACCACGCGGGCCACTTGGCGCATGGCGCTGTAGCGCTGGACAACACGGTCAATACCGGCTTCCATTTCTTCGCCAACCAGGAAACCGCCTTGCGTGGATGTGCCCACGTTGATGGTTTTCTTTTCGACTTCGGTCAGGCCGTCAATGCCCTTGCGTGTGTACGCGTCCCATGCTGATTTGTACTCGGCGTACTGGTCTGCGGTGACGGGCGCGAAGGACTTACCGGCTTCCATCGCATTGGCCTGCAAACGCAGGTTGAACGATTTCAAGGCGGCTTCGGATGCTTCGGCTTTTTCAGCGGAAACGCCGGGGCGGTTGCCTTTGAGCGACAGTTCTTTGACTTCTTTTTCCAGCGTGGTCATTGCCTCGTTGGCCTTGGCCAGCTTTGCTTCGACTTCGGCAACGCCTTCGCCTTTTTCCAGCTTGCCAATGCGCTCATCCACCAGTTTCTGGTGGGTGGTTTGAGCTTCTGCGTATTTGTCCCATTTTTCGGACAGGTCTTTGATTTCCATGATGTTTCCTTTCGGGAATGAAAAAAGCCGCTCAAGGCGGCTTGTTGCGGGTGACGCTGAATCAGCGCGGGAGAGTGGCGATGTGCGCGTCAATTCGCGCGGCAAGGCCCTTTACGAGCAGACCCTCGTCGTCAGAATCCCTCTGACCCGATAGGGACTTGAAGCGGCTGATAAAGGCCGCTGCCTGCGCGTTGCTGAGCCGTCCAACGTCCCGAAGGAAGGCTTCTGCATCGCGCACGGTTGCTATGGCATCAATCGAGCTTTTCACAGAGCTGATTTGTGCCGATGGGTTAGCGGGGAATGTCACCACGGACACTTCCCAAAGATCAATTTTTTTCAGGGTT